CGCCTCCTCCGCCGCCTCCTCCTCCGCCCCCGGCTCCTCCTCCGCCTCCTCCGCGCCCTTGCCATCCAGCCGTCGGCGAAGCTCGCCGGCCAGCTCTACGCGCCAGCCGGCGGGCGGCTTGGCCCAGGCGTCCACCTCGGTTTCCAGCTCGATGACCACATTCGGGTCCTCGACCAGGGCCAGGACGTCCTTCAGCTCTATCTCCTGCGCCTGGGCGATCACCCAGGTCGCCGAGTTGAGCAGCAGGCCGCCGCGCCGATAGACCGGCCGGGTCGCCTTGAAGCGGGCCCGGGCTTCGGTGTCCCCGCCCCCCACTACGGCAGCCTCGGCGCTTCGACGAGGATCACATCCTTGAAGTAGATGTTGCTCTCGCCGCCGGCCAGGTTGGCCTTCTCGATCAGGTTCCGGGCGGCGGCGACGTTGGACGTCCCCACGACCAGGTGCGTCGGTTTCACCGCCAAGGACTCGTTCTCATCGTTCTTCAGGGCCGCCATGGCCGCCTTGGCGGCGACGTAGTTGGCCTCGTTCAGCGTGGCGGTCGAGCGGTGGGCCAGCTGCCAGAAAGTGTAGCCGGCCGCGCCGCGGGCCTCGGCGCCCATCAGGTACTCGCCGGTCTGGAAGACATGGCTGTCCTCCATGTCGGTGACCATGTGGAAGTGCGGCGCCTCCCGGTCCTGGTAGAGGATCGGCTTCAGCGGCTTGGAGCAGTCCAGCAGGTACCAGGGCTGCACGGCGCTGGCGCCCGACATGTTCGAGGTGGCGGTGTCGTCCGGCCCCATCGGGTGGTCGGTGTCGAAGAAGTTCTGGCCGTCGTAGCAGGGCCGCAGGTGGCCGTCGGCCAGGGCCTCGAAGGCCAGGCGATCGGCCAGGGCGCCGGCGTCCTGGGCCCAGCCGCTGACCATCGGGCCGTAGAGACCCAGGTTGTCGTCCTTGATCTTATTCTTGTGGATGCCGATCGTGGCTTCGAAGTCGTCGTTGGTGAGCTGGTAGGCCTTCTCCTGCATCGACTTGATGCGCTTGGGGCCCAGCCACTTCCGGAAGATCGGGAAGTCACCCAGGAAGCCGTAGGTCTCGACCTTGGTGGACGAGGTCACGGTGGTGGTCATGGCCGCGTAGAGCGGCTTGGCCTCCTTCAGGGCATTGTTGAACAGGGTGCGGAACCCCGTCCGGAGCGCCTGCAGGGCGGCGACGGTGATGATCATGGTGGGATCAGGTCCTTCAGTAGGCGATTTCGACGGTGCCGTTCATGGCCCCGGCGGTGTTGAAGGCGGCCGCCGGGACCACCTGGATGCGGCTACCCGGGGCGACCAGGGTGCTGGCGTGGCCGTTGGTCGGGGTGTCGGTCACCACCGTGCCCTTGGTCGCGGCGTCGGCGACGGTCAGGGTCAGGCCATCGACGGCGGTGACGCCCACGGCCAAGGTGATGTCCCCGCCGGTGGTCACGGCCTTCTGGACGATGCCGGTGGCCCGGATGATGGCGCCCGCCACCGGCGAGACCAGCTCGAAGGCGGTCCCGGCCAGCAGGTCGGTCTCGTTGATCACGAACGGCAGCACCAGGGTGCGGCCCTGGCCGATACCCGGCCCGACCCGGACCCAGACGCCGGCGCTGTCGATGTCGACCAGGATGCCGGCGGCGGCGCGGGTGCCCCCGGCCGAGGTGCGGGCCACCGTCTCGTCATCGACGACGAAGACCGTCTTGCCGATGTCGGCCAGGGTGATGGCGTCGGCGCCGGCGGAGTTGTCGAAGTTGAACTCGCCGGTCTGGACGTTCACGCGGGCATCGCCATCGGCGACGCCGCCGGTGACGCTCTCGACGAACACCCCGACCACCCGCTGGGTGGCCGCGTCGGCCGCCTTCAGGAAGTCGGTGCCGCCCTGGCCGGCGCGGGCCGGGCGGGCATAGCCGTCATCGACGATGGCCAGGCCGGACTGGATGCAGACGGCGGCGGCAGCCACCGCGAGGCTGAGGAGGCCGTCGGAACGGCGGGCGATCTTGCGGGGGGCGCTCAGGGCCATCTTACTGCTGCTCCTCTTTGGCGGTGGCCAGCACGTCCTCGACCGAGACGCCGAGGGCCGCGGCGGCCGCCTGCAGCTCGTTGGTCAGCACCGGCTCGGCCCCGGGGGCGGCCGGGTTGGCGGCCGTGCGACGGGTCGGATCGACGATCACCGGCGAGCCGGCGACGAAGGTCTTGAACCCGGCCAGGTCGGCGGTGGCGTAGCTCAGCGCCCAGTCCTTCTGGGCCGGGGCCAGCTTGCCGGCGGCGATGGCGCCGTCGACTTCGGCCGAGGCCGAGGCGACCGCCTGGCCTTCGGTCAGCGCCTTCACCTGGCCCTGCAGGGCGGTGACGACTTCCATCGGCGCGAACTTCGACGGATCGGCCTTGGCGGCCACGGCGGCCGAGGCGGCGGCGACGATGTCGTCGGGCTTGGCGTCGGCCTTCAGGCCCAGCGCCGAGGCGATGGGCCCCAGGGCCGTGGCGATCACCGTGGTGGCGGCCGAGGCCGCCGAGGTGGTGGTCGTGGTGAGCGCGGCGAGGATTTGCGCCTCGGTCGCGCCCGCCTGCAGGCCGAGCGTTTCGGCCAGCTGGTCGGTGAACTTCATCGATGGTCCTTCGGGGGTGAGGCCTTCCTGGTGGGAGGCGACGGCCGGCAATTCGGTGATGGCCGGGGTGTTGACGAGCGAGGCGTTGACCAGCCGGGTGATCCGGCCGGTGCCACGCTCGTGGGTGAACAGGGGGCTGACGTACCGGTACTCGCGCGCCTTCAGCCGGGCGGCGGCCGGTTCGGTCCAGTCGACCTCGGCATAGATGCCGTCATCCTCGGCCCACAGCTTGCGCATCCAGCCCGACGCGGGGGCCTGGCCGCCGACACCGTCCTTGGCGCCGAAGAAGCTCTGGTGGTCGTAGTCGAAGACCAGGTCGGTTCCGCCGGCGGCGGCCAGGCTGGCGGCCACCACCTGGTCGGCATGCGACCGGTCGTCCAGACGCCAGCGCCGGCCGTCCCGGGCGACGATCTCGCCCATGGGAAACAGCTTCACCACGCGCAGCGGCGCGCCGTCGCTGGACGAGGCGGCGGCGAGGACGCCGGCAAAGCAGATATTGGCGAGAGACAAGCGAGACCCCGAGCTGAGGTCCGCAATGTGCCGGGGTCAGGGGTGGGGGTTCACGGTGGACAGGTCCACCGGGAGGGGTGGCTAGTCGGCGTAGTCGCCGCCAACCGGGACGAACGAGATATTTGGCTCGCGAACGGTCAAGCCTGCAAGGTTCAAATAGACGTCCTGACCGCGCTTGGTTTTGACCTGCACTTCATACGCAGAACCTGTTTGATGATAGGCAGCGCCAGAGCCTGAGCGATAGTAGATGCAGGTTCTCAGGACGAAACGCGCGCGGGTCTGGCCGGGCTCCAACCTTTGGTCATACTCGAGCCGGGAAACCAGTTGGGACGGAGCGTCGAGCCGTACGACCTCGCCGGGAAAAACAGTCCGTCGTGGCCTAAGATTTAGGTCCGCCAACTTCCCCAAGACGCAAGAGGGAGGTTTTTCCATAGGGTCCGGATCGATCACGTAGCGGGAATCCACCCAGACATCGAGCGCTGGCAATGAACCCACATTCTCAATGTCAAATTTGAGCTCGTGATGAAGCCCACCTTCCGGAAAGAGGTGAAAATCACCATTGGGGACAGGCTTCAGCTTCAGCCACGCCCTCCGCTCTAGGCGGCTTTCGGCCAAGTCTTCGCGCATCAGAAGGGTCTGTACGGCCGCGAACCCCGTCGAGAGCACGACGAGCAGAACGCTGGATACCGCCACCCACAACGTGATCCGATCGTGTTCATCCCGCCCCGGACGCGGCCCAGTCTGTCGGCGAGAGCGTGAGTAGGCGCCCGGCTTGAACGGCTCCCGCCCCCCGGCGACCATGTCAGTCGGCGTCCGCCTCGGCCGCCGGCAGCGGGGAAAAGTCGATCGGCTCGGCGTCCGGGTCGCCGACGCGGACGAGCCTCAGCTCGCCGGGGCGGCTGTAGACGAACCGGCCCGACAGCGGGCGGATGTCTTCCTCGTCAGTCCTCGGCTGGGTCAACGACCGTCTCCAGGGTCAGCGTTCGGTTGCTCTGCTCGAAGTCTACCACCTTCAGGCGGGTCCCTCTAGCGAACAGCACCTCGTACTCGGCCGTCCCCGCGCCGGAGATCCGCGAGATGTCCAGGGCGACCGTCCCGGCCCGCGCGCGGATCTGCAGAAGGATGCCGTCCGGATAGCCGTCGGCGAACCGCTGGGCCTCGGCCTGGCGGGTCGAGGTGCTCATGAAGCCCAGGTCCTCGACGATGTCGCCGGGCCGGATCGACACCCCCTCGAACACCACCGCCGGCAGGCCGCGCCAGACGACCTGGTCGCGGGGCAGCCGCCGATCGGCGAGCAGGTCGTCCAGCCCGGCGATCAGCGGCGCGACCTCGTCCTCGTCGCCCTCTCCGAACCGCAGCCAGCTGTTGATGTCGTAGAAGTCCCCGCCGGTGTAGCTATGAACCGCCGCCATCACCTCCGGCGGCGCCCGCCGCCAGGCCAGCACTCCGACCCGCTCGGCGTCGAGATCCAGCGGCCCCTCAAGACTGGTGCGCCAGCGCCAGGCCGGCGCACCGCCGCCGACCGCCGCATCGACCAGGATATCGACCTCCCCGCGCCAGCTCCGCCCGGCCCGCACATAGCGGCGCAGCAGCTGGGGCCGCTCGCCGGCGGTCCACACCCAGCGAATCTCGTCGGGATCGCGGATGGCCTGCGCCGCCAGCGTCAGGCCGGTGACCCGCGAAGGCCGGGGCTTTTCCGCCTCGGCGAACAGCCGCGGCCCGACCACGAACGGCTCGCCGCCCAGGTCGGTGAAGATCCGCTCCTCGCCGGGCGCCACCCGGAAGCGGGCGAAGAAGTCGGCCCGCGCGTCGTCCTGGGTCCGCTCGCCGCGGGGAAAGTCCACGGTGCGGCGCTCGATCGGCGGCGTCCCCCCGCGCGCCAGCTCGGCCAGCGGCCGGGTCGCCGCCGGCGACGGCGTCAGCCCGGCCAGCCGCGCCTTGCCCGGGTTGAAGTCGAACCCGGGCTGGATGCCGTCCTCGACCAGACTGACCTGGCCGGTGCGCTTGTTCACGTGGGCGATTTTGGGAAACTTCGCCGGCGTCTCCACCGTCCAGCCTCGCCGCTCCATGGTCCGCCGGCTGACCTGCTCGGCCGAGCAACGGCAGCCGTAGTCGCAGGGCGGATAGTGTTCGTCCCACCAGGGATCGTCGACCGGCAGGCAGGTCCCGTGCCAGGCCCGGTGCTGCGGCCGGGTCCGCCCGTCGCCTTCCTTGCCGCCCACGGCCGTGTAGCGCAGGAACGGCAGCGCCGCCTTGGTGGCCTCGATCCTCTCCCAGCGCCCGGCCGCATAGGCCTGGCGCAGGTTGGTGTTGAAGATGGTCCTTAAGCGGCGCGAGCTTCCCAGCTGCACCTCCCGCTCGCGCCCGGTCAGCGGGTCAGTCATCGCCCGCCGCCCCCACCAGCCCCTCTCCTCGAGGAGCGGCCGCAGCTCGTCGCGGAACTGCTCGAAGGTCTTGCCCTCGGCCAGCGCCCGATCGACGCCCTCGCGAAGATCCTGCAGCACGTCCCGCCGCATGGTCTTGGCCACGGTGAAAGCCACCGCATGCTCCTCGGCCGAGACGTCCAGGTAGGAGAAGCTCTCGACCAGGCCCTTGGACCGGAAGAAGGCGATCGCCTCGGCGGGCGGCAGGGGTTCGAGGTTGACGTCGGTCATGGGTTGGGTGTCGAGGGCGGCGGGGTGGTCCGCCGTTTGAACAAGCTGAGCAGAGGGCGCTCCAGCCAATAGTGGGCAGCCAGCCCGCCGGCGACACATGCGACGACGAGACCGGCGAAGGCGAGGAGCGGCGGGATCGGAAGGCCCCGGATCAGGAAGGCGCCAGCTCCCAAGATGTGCGGGTGGAATAGGTACAGGGCATACGAGGCGTCGCCCAGCCTGCGTCCAGGCTCGAACGTCGGCCCCTGGACATAAACGCCGAACGCCAGGATCGGGGCGCAAATCAGCGCCATCAGCGCGGTGCTGGACAGCAGGTGGAAGGCATGGCCGAAGGTCGCCGCGGCGACCACCAGGCCCGTCACCAGGGCGACCGAGATCGCGAAGGCCCCGCCGGGCAACCGGATCTCCGCGGGCCGCTTGAGGTACAGCAGCCCTAACAGCACCCCGGCGGCGAACTCGACGTTCGTGGGCCAGGCGAGCTTCTCGATAATCTCCGGAAACTCACCGAGCGCGCCGACGATCGGCAGGAGACACCAGACCACCAAGAAGGGCCGCAGCCAACGGGGGCCAAGCATGGTCAGGGCGAACACGGCGTAGAAAATGAACTCGTGCCGCAACGTCCAGATATGCAGCGGCTCCATGAGCCCGACCGGCGAAAGGACCAAGGCGCGCAGGTAGGGAACAGGATCGATCCCGCCTAGGCCAACAATCCGCAAGGCGCCGTAGGATAGGATCGCGACCCACATCACCGGCACGATCCGGACGAACCGTTTCCTGAAGAAAGCGCCGACCTTGACCTTGGGCTGCCAGTCGCTGTCCAGACTGACCACGGTGATGATGAAGCCGCTTATCAGGAAGAACAAATCCACCCCGACCGCGCCGGCGTAGAGCTTGCCACCGAGGATTGGTTCGCCGAGGTGCGTGGCGACCGTCGCCGCGGCGTGGTCCAGGACGACGGCGAGCGCCGCCAGACCCCGCAGATACTGGATGCCGACAATCTCGCGGTTCATTGGTCACTCCCCCGGCCGCAGCCATAACGGCTGGCGGAGCCCTTGAATACGCTTCAGGGCCGAAAGGACCCTGCGAGCGGCGAGCCGTCCGGGTTGACGGCTATCCTGCCTTCGGCTCAAAACGCTCATGACTTTGAGGGCTCTCCTCGAAATCCTCGGCGGGACGATCCCATGACCCAGGCGCTGATGAAGCTTCTTCGCCGACTGGCCTCCTTGGCCAACCCCGACACGGATCGCGGCAACGGGCCGCTGCAGCGCTGCCAGACCTGCCGCCGAGCCCGCCGGGATGTGGTGGCCGACACCTGCACGCCGTGCAGCCTCCGGACCTGGTAGGGCCACAACAACGGGCTTCAAGCGGATAACGGGCACCGGTGCCTCCTAGATCGTAGGCGTCGGTGGCGTCAGCAGCCGGAGCGCGGCGACGCCAGCGGCTTGCAGGCCGGCCTGGACGGTTTGCCCGGCGTCCAGAAGGTGGACGCCGTCACCCTGAAAGCGCGGGTTGAGGGCATCGGGATTGGCATAGGCCCCGTTGACGCCGATCTCCGCGTTCAGATGGATCGGGATCAGAACGTCAAACAGTCCGGTGCCCCCAGGGCCCGCCGCCACCTTCTCGTTATTGATCCGGGTCCGATGGGTCACCTCGGCGCTGCTCAGGATGGTAGCCGACGCCACCAGCGCCCCACGCGCTCGACAAGGAGCCCAGATGTTGGTGTTCAGCAGCGCGGCTGTGGTCGTTGAAGTTTGGTTCGTACCGTGCTGCTCGATCACATAGACCCGCCAGCCGTGCGCCACCGCGTTTTCGATCTGCTCGAACAGGGCGGCCTGATAGGTCTTGTTGCTGAAGCGGCTGTTCAGGTTGGTGACGAACGTTCCGACACCCTGCCCGGCCTGGGCGAAGTTGATGTACTTCGGCTTCCGGGCGAAGCTCTCGCAAGCGACCTTGATGGACGTGACGGTGGCTCCGAAGGCGACGTTGTTGCTGTCGCCGACCATGAAGACCATCTCGCGAAGCTCTTGGAACACCCCGCCTTGCAGGCGCACCGCGTCTCTCAACACCTCGGCCTGGTGCATCAGTTGGTCGCGCGTGGGCGTGTCATCGAACAGATGTAGGCCGCCAAGGCGGCTGTCAGCGTGCGGCGGCCTGGTCTCTGTGAACCCCCCAAACACAGTCAGGTAGGGGAGCTGAGGCGGGGTCCCGCCAGAGCCAGTGCCCTCCCGCAGCGAAACTCCCTCCAGAATGCTCTCGCTGTAAGTCTCGCTCCATAGGCCGGCGCAGATATAGTAGCCCTCCCCACGGATGCCGGGGACCTTGGCGCTGTTGCCGTTGCTTCCAGGCGCGGTGATGTAGAGCTGGCCGGCGTCATCGCCCACCGCCAAGGTGTCGTAGCTGACGTTCGCCCCGGCCGGGGTATAGGTCTGCTGCGAGTTAATCATCGCCCCGAAGTTGCCATCACCACCGGGCGCGCCGTTGCCCAGCTTGATGGCGACCACATATCCACCCCGCGCCCAGACCTTGTTGCCGTTGGTCAAAGTGAGCGGCAGCCGCGAGACAGGCCCGATCACACCGCCATCCGAGAAGGTGTACTGGCCCGCCCTGCTGAGGGCAGCAGGCATGATGGCGTAGGTGTTCGGAGCCCCGGTCAGAGGGTCCGGCGGAACCTCGTTCTCCTCCACCACCGTTGGGAACCGCACAAGGAAGTCCCTGGGGTGGGCGGCTGCGGTCAAGGTGAACTGGCGAGCGCCGGTGCCGGTGACCGTATCGTCGAAGATCGTCTCTGCGCCTTCCGTCAAAGCCACATCGGTGAGGTCTCCAGGGTCGCCGCCCATGCGGACAGTCTGGTTACCAGCTCCGGCGGTGGACTTTGCGATCACGACATTGCGGCCGATCACACCGTTGGCCGGTGTGCCGTATCTAACGACAACACCGGAGTTGGGCAGCACCACCCGATGCCATTGCCCGTCGTAGAAGGGCGTAACGGCGCTCTGCCTGATGAAGTTTTGGAGACTGACCAAGTTGCGGCTGGGCTTGGCGGTGGTTCGGCTGGGGAGCATCCGGCCCCCGTTGAACACGGCGTCAATCCCCATGATCTCCACCAGCGGCGCGACCAGGTTGGCCCTGGCCGTCAGTGGGGAGCGCGAGGCCACCCGGGCATGGGCCAGCTCGACCCCATCACCGAACGGAGATGTTCCCAGATATCGGGCCTTGCCGGTCTCTTCGCGGAAGATGTCGATGGACCTGCCGTCGCTGGACAGCACGGCGAACGTCTGCGTATCGGCAACGGCGGCAAGGCCGGCGTTGATCGTTGCGTAGGCGATCCCGGGCCCCAGGGCCTGAATGGCGGCGATCTTCGCATCACCAATCGCCTCGACCGCTCCGGCCTGCCCCGCGGCGGCTGCGTCGACGGTGTTCAGCGCGTTGGTCTCTTCCTGGGCGATCGCCGCTAGCGCCTCTACTTCGCGCCCCTCGATGGCCAGCAATGCCGCGTCCTCGCGCACGTCGATCGCCCCGCCGACGTTGACCGCCTGCCCCTCGCGGGCGGCGATCGCGGCCAGCGCCTGGTCCTCGCGCAGGTCGATGGCCCCGCCGTTGTTAATCGCCTGACCTTCCCGGCCGGCGATCGCGGCCAGCGCCTGGTCCTCGCGGGTGTCGATCTCGCCGCCGGTGTTGATGGCCTGGCCGACGCGGGCAGCGATCGCCGCCAGGGCGTCCTCAAGCGCCCCGTCCACCTCACTGTAGAGCAGGGCCAGCATGTCGCTGTGGGTGGCGTCCGATTCCAGCAGCCCGGCGCTGATCAGCTCGTCGAGCAGCGACTGGGGCGGCGCGCCGGCGTACTTGATCAGCACCAGCCCCTCGTTGGTCCCGGCCTTCAGCACCGTGGGGCCGACGCCCTTGCGCAGGCGGCGGATGGCGAAGGGCGCGGTCAGGATGTTGACCGGCCCCTCCAGCACCAGCTCCTCGACCACGTGGACCAGGTCGCGGGCGACCACCACGCCGCCCGGCGGCAGGATGACCTCGTTGTCGGCCTTGGTCAGGGTGAAGGCCACCTGGCCGCCGGACCGGTTGGCCCCGACGATGGTCAGCAGGGTGTCGCCGGCTTCGGTCAGGATCCGCTGCTGAAACAGCCGGCCGGTCAGGTCCTGCGGAACCTCCGGCCCTTCCTCCTGGGTCTGGAACAGGGTGATGACCAGGGACGCGGCGAAGCCGGCGTAGCCCAGGAAGCTGCCGTTGGCGCTGTAGAAAGGAAATTCGGCGACGGCCGGGCTGGTCATGCATCGTCCTCGGACGGGTTGAGCCGCTGGCCGGCGGCGCCGGCCAGGAAGGCGTTGAAGTTCCCCCGGCCCAGCCGGTCGGCGGCGGCCTGGACCGCGCCGCCGGCGGCGGGTGCGTCGGCCAGCTCGGCGAGGCGCTCGCGGAAGGTCGCCAGGTCGCCGGCGTCATCGAGCAGGGCGAGGGCGGCGGCGGCCAGCGGGGCGACGAACCAGTCGCCGTCGCCGGCCAGGTCATCGGCCAGCCGGTCGATCGGGTCGGGCGTGGCGGGCGTGGCAATCTGGGCGGCGGCGGCCGCAGCCTCATCGGCGGGGGCGTCGGTCGGCTTGCCCTTGCCGCCTGAGAGCCCCTGAGAAGCCTTAGAAGGGGGTCGGGCGTCATTGGCGGGCGACGGGAGCGCCCCCCCGGGTCCAGGCGGCTCCTGGGCGGGCTTTTGCGGGGTCAGCAGCTTGGCCCCCTTCACCGGCTCGGGAAGCCCCAGCTTGTCGCGGATCACCGACTCTTCGACCTCCAGGCCGAACGGGATCATCGCCTGCAGCCCGGTGAACAGCACCTGCAGGTCGATGGCCTCCTCACGGCCGATCACGATCTTCGGGTATCGCTTCTGCGGCCCGAAGTTCAGGTCGATCATCGGCCGGACCAGCTGGACGTTCAGCGCCGCCGCCAGCTGCAGGGCGTCGGAGCGCTCGATGTCCCCGCGGACGTCGTTGTGCTCCTTGCCCACCGCATGGCCGCCGCTGATCGCGTCGGTGGTGGTGGTCTGGCCCAGCACCCCCTTCGAGATCTGCTGGTCCATCTTGTCGTGCAGCTTCTCGAACATGTCGGGGCTGGCCTGGCCGGCGCCCGCGACGAACTCGATGACCATCGACTGGGGGATGACGGCGGCGGCGTCGCCGCCCATGTCGGCCACTGCCCCCATCAGGGTCGCGATCTCCGCCGGCGTCGCGCCGGGGCCATACTTCCCGACCCGCATCGGCAGGCCGTAGACCTCGGCGAAGGCCACCCAGTCCTTCAGCCCGTAGGTCTTGAACATCCAGGCCCAGGACACCGGCCGGGCCAGGCCGCCCCGGATCGGCAGGCCCGACTTGGCCCCATGCTCATGGACCAAATACTTGAACGGCGTCAGAGGCCGGCCGATCTCGGCTTCGCCGCGCAGCGACAGGGTGCGGCCGTCGACCTGGTCGAGGTCGAACCAGCGCGGATCGACCAGCTGCAGCCGGTCGACCACCCACTGGCCTTCCGAGGTGGCCCAGACCAGCTCGCTGACCGAGAAGCCCTTGCCGATGGCGTCCAGGATGTCGAACAGCTCCATCCGCAGGGCGTCGCGCTGCAGCCAGTCGTCGATGAAGTCGGCGTGCTTCTGGCCGGCCGCGTCGTCGCCGGCGGCCTCGACCCGCATGGGCAGCTGACTGATCGCCCGCTTCCGGGTGCCCAGCACGGCCAGATAGTGGAGATCGCGCTCCTCCATCTGCTCGGCCAGCTCCAGGTAGGCCTGGATGTCGCGGTTCTCGGCCGCCCGCAGGATGCCGGCCAGGCGCTGGGGCGTCAGGCCGTTGGCGGCCGTCCCCTGCCAGACCGACCGGACCCCGCTGACCTGGGCGGTCGCCTCGACGCCCTTCAGGGCGGCCGTGGAGACCGGCCGGCCGAGGTGATCGAGCAGCTGCGGCGTAGGCATCAGAAGGTCCCCCTGCCGGGTCGGAACCGGCGCGTGTCGTCGTCACGGGCGAAGGCCCCGCCGTGACGGTTGCTGAAGTCGTCGTCGTCGCCAGGCCGGCCGTCGAAGGGGCTGCGCTTGGGGACGCGGTGGTGGGCGTAGGCCATCGCCGGGGTGTCGGCCGCCCGGCAGGCCAGGCCCGCCGCCCAGAACCGGTCGGCGTGGACCGTGCCCTCGTTGACCAGGCGCACCTGGCCCTGGGCGCCGCTGGCCTTCTTGATGGCGCGCAGATCCGCGCGGATCACCGGGTCGGGCGGGATGCGGATCAGGCCGCGCTCGAACCGATCGACAAGGGCTGTGGCCAGGTCCAGTCGGTTGGGTCCAGTCAGCAGCACGCCGTTGACCCGATAGTTCCCGTGCCGGCCCTGGGCGTCCTCGACCACCTTCTCGCCCATGCCCGTCTGGTCGATCCAGCAGGCGGTCACCCGGCGCTGGACGAACAGCGCATCCATGGCGTCGTCCTGGGCGCGGAAGGTGACGCCCCGCTCCTCGTATCGGTCGCGCAGCCACAGCACATCGCCGACCAGCTCGAAGCCCCAGATGATGGCCCCGTCGATCCGCCGGGCGACGTCCCGGCCGATGTAGTAGAGGCCGCCGCCGTACAGCTCCGGCTTGCCGGCGTCGGGATGCTCGGCCGCCGCCAGGTCCTGCGGCTTGATCAGCGAGCCGGACCCGGCCTTGGGGATACAGTCCAGCTCCTCCTCGGCGTCGTCGCCATAGGTGTCGCGGATGTTGGCCACCCACTCGTCCTTGGGGGCGACGGTGGCGCCCTTGATCCGGGCGGCCAGGCAGATGCGCTCGTAGAGGCCGGCATCGAGGGCGTCGTCGAAGGTGATGGTCAGGAACCGGCCCTTGCGCCGGCCGGCCTTGATCTCATCGAGCAGCAGGTTGAACGGGTTGTCGATCCCGTCGTGGGTCGAGACCACCACCACCTGGCCGCCCCACATCAGCAGGGCCAGCGCCGCCTTCAGCACCTCGGCTAAGTCCTTGTGGAAGGCCGCCTCGTCGATGATCACCAGGCCCTGCTTGCCGCGCAGGGCGCGGGCCACGGACGGCAGCGCCACGATCTTGAAGCCGGAGGCGAAGCGGATGCGGAAGGCCTTCACCCCCTCGCCGTCGTCGTCCAGGACTTCCTCGTCGGCCGCCTCGGCCGCGATGCCGAAGGCGCGAGCCCACATGGCGCAGACGTCGATGAACTCGCGCGCCATCTCCAGGTCGTAGCCCATGTACCAGGCGTTCATGCCGCCGGCGCTGGGCTGAGCGGCGGCCTTCAGCACCGCATAGGCGGCCAGGCCCCAGGTCAGGCCGATCCGCCGGCTCTTCTCGATGCACAGCAGCGAGACGCCGTCGAACAGGGTCTCGATGGTCTTGGCCTGGTAGCCGAGGAGAAGATCGCCGGGGGGCAGCTGCTCGAAGCTGGCCTCGGCGATCTCGCGCTCGACCGCCGGCGGCGGATCGGCCGGGCGCAGCTTCATCCCGCCGCCCCCAGCACGGCGCGGCGGATGTCGGCGATGGTGTCGGCCGACATGCCCCGTTCCTTCATGGCCTTCTCGGCCTCGTCGGCGGCGGTGGCGACGACTTCCCTGCGGACCCGCAGGTTGCGCGAGGTGTCGGTCGCCTGGCTGTTGACCACCCGCTGCAGCGCCAGGGCCAGTTCCTTGGCCTCGCCAGCGTCGATCTCGATGACGGCGCCGTCCTCGCCCACGGGGCGCTCGGTCAGCAGTCGCAGGATGCCGCCCTGCAGGATGCGCATGCTGGCCCGCGCCATCCGCTCGTCGGGGTTCTCGCCGAACTCTTCGACCAGGAAGCGGGCCATCGCCTCGGTCTTCTTCAGCTCCTCGCCGACTTCGGCCATCGACTTGACGTGGCGGCCGACCGCCGAGCGGGAGACCTCCGCGCCCATGGCGACCAGGCCGGCGTGGATCTCGGTCACCGTCTTGCCTTGGCGCCTCAGGGCGGCCAGCGCCTCCTGCAGCTCCGGCTCCAGGCGGTCGATCGAGGAAGGCTGGCGCTTCTTGCGCGGCGGCCTGGCCATGGTCAGACCCCCAGCGAGGGCTTGGACACGCCATCGACGGTGATGCGGCCCTCGGCCACGGCGACGCCGCGCTTGGTGATTTCCGGGACCATGATCTGGTCGCGGTAGTGGGTGACCACCACGCAGTCGGCGGTCTCCAGGTCCTTGATGAAGCCGCGCACGGCGGCCCGATCGACGCCCACGCGCTCGCCCAGGTCCAGCAGGCCGCGCTCGATGACGCTCTCGCTGGCCGCCCCGCCGTTCTCGAACAGCAGGCGCAGGATGATCAGCCGGCGGTCGGCCTCGACGCGGTCACGGAAACTCACGTCCGGACTCCGTCACGGGCCATCTCCATGAGGTGGTCCTCGATCCGAGTGACGCCCTTGTCGACGTTCTCGATGGTCTTCTCGACGCCCCGAACCTCGGCCGTCAGCTTGGCGATGTCGGCCTTGGTGGCGACGCTTTCCATGCCCTTCTCCAGGGTGGTGACGCGGGTGGCCACGGCGGTGAGGGCGGCGCCCGGGGCGGCGGCGTTGGCGGTCGAGGCGATGGTGGTGAGACGCAGGTCCAGCGCCTTGGCGTCGTCGCTGTCGCGCCAGCGGCCGGCGCGAATGACCACGTACAGCGACAGCCCGCAGGCGATCACCGACACCAGGAACGCCGCATAGGGCAGGAACTCTCTCACGGACGCTTCACTCCCTGCTCGTCGCAGGCCTTCCTTGCGGCGACCAGGGCGGCGACCGCGTCGGCGCCTCGGTCCAGTTGTCGATCGATCCAGGCCTTGCCGGCGTCAGTCCAACTGACCTCGGCATCATCGGGGACCTCCGGTTCCGGCCCGATGTCGCGATAGATCTCGTCCGGGCAGACCAGGATGGTCTCCGTCCGGACTTCGATCACCGGCGCCTGGGCCGGCCCGTCTTCCGGCCGGAGCTTGTCAGCGCCGGTCGCGCAGGCACTGAGCGTCGCAAACAGCGCGACCATCAGCACCCCGCGGAGTCCTTGCATCAACGGCTTCACGGCGGGCGGTCCTTTCGGCTTTGACTTGGGCGTCGGCGGCGGCGCGGGCGATGGCTGCCTGGCGGCTGGCCTTTTCCCGGACCAGCTCGTCCGTCTTGTTCTTCAGGTTGGTGTCGGCGGCCGTCCGCTCGGCGTGCAGCCGCATGACCGGGGCCGAGCAGGCGGCGCGGGCGCCGTGCAGGTCCTGCGGCACGGCGTTGAGGGCGCGGTCGCAGGCGGCGGCCTTGACCGAGGCGGCCCAGTGATCGGCGGTCACGTCATCACAGAGCAGGCGCGGTTGGAGGTCGGCCCGGGCGCCCGGGGTGATCGAGGCGACGCAGGCGCGATGCGCGGTGTCGAGCTTGCGGTACTTGGCCGCCTGGCCGCCCTGGTAGGCGGCGACGGCCATGATGCCGGTGAAGGCCGAGGCGACGGCCAGGATGATCCAGCCCTTCAGGGTCACGTCGTCACTCCTTCGGCGAGGTTCTTGCTGCGGTAGTGGGCGAGGACGCCGAGACCGGCGACGAGGGCAGCCATGCCCTGCCAGTCGAGCGGCTCGCCGACGAAGCCCCACAGGCGCGCCAGCGGCAGGATCACGCCGTTGACCAGCAGGGCCAGGACGCAGACCCAGGCGGCGATCGCGCGCCAGGCCCCACGGATGAAGCGTCCGACCGTGCCCCACTGGTGGGTGACGGCCGGCGGCAGCGGGATGCCCCGGGCCTTCAGCTCGTCGGTCAGTTGGGCGAGCAGACCGGTCAGGGTGTCGGCGGCGGCGATCATTCGACCACCGTCAGCTTGCGGTCGCCGCTGGCGCTGATCTTCTCACGGATGTTCCGGGGCAGGATGATGCAGCCGCGGCTGGCGTCCTGGGCCTTGTTGTCGCCGTGGATCATGAAGGCGGTGCGGCCGTGGGCGTCGTGGCCGACGGGGACCAAGTCCATCGCATGGGGGCCGACGTTGACGCTGTTGCGGGGCTTGGAGATCGTCCAGCGGCCGCGCGGGATCGGCCCCTTGCCCTTGATGTGCTCCATGTCGGGGTTGTTGCGCCCCTCGGCGAATGCCGGGCCGTCGCCGCTGTAGCCCTTGGCCACGAAGACGCCGTCCTTCAGCAGGTGGCCGGTGCGCTGGCGATAGGTCCACATGGCGGTCAGGCTCGCTTGCCGACCGGGCGCGGCCCGGTGGCGGTCTGGGGGTTGGGCTGGCTGGTCGGGGCCGCTTCCAGCGAGCCCGGCGGGAGGGCGTCGCCATCGGCTCGCACGGCGGCGTCGAGCGTCGCGCGCACGGACATCAGCCGCAGGATCGCGGCGTCACGCAGAGTGATGGATGGGGTCCCGACCATGGGGTTCAAGGTACGGGAGGCCGGGCGGCCGCCTCACGGTGGACAGGTCCACCGGGGCCGCCGGCCGGGTCAGAACAGGGTGGGTTGCTCGGCCTCTTTGGCCGCGTCGTCCCGCCGCTTCTTCAGTTTGAAGATCCAGCTGCGCGAGACGCCCAGGGCGCGGGCGATCTGTTCGGGCTTCTCGCCGCGATCGAGGGCTTCAAGGATGCGCAGACGCTTGCCGCCGGTCAATGGCGGTTCCAATTCTTCGCCGGCCAGGGCCTCGACCAGCAGCCGGGCCGCGTCCAGACCGATGCTCACCACCAGGGGGTGGTCCTCGCCCAGGGCGCGGGGGATGTAGATCCGCCGGCCGCCGAAATCCCGGGACAGCAGGTCCAGAGCCTCAGCATCGAGGACCTCGGCCGCCGTCGCCCAGGCCCCCTCGCGCGGCGGGCCCGCCGGGCTCTTGCGGGCGGCGCTCAAAGCCCCACCTCCGCCTTGGCCCGCTGCCAGGCGATGTCAGCTCTCAGGGCCTCCTGAGCGGCCTCTTGGAGGGTGCTTAGACGCGCCTTCAGCTCCCCATGCGGGGCGACCCTGTATTTCCGCTGCGCCTCGGCCCGCGCCGCCTCCGCCGCCACAGCCGCCCGCTCCGCCTCGGCCAGGGCCGTGACGGTGAACAGGTCGGGTCCGGTGGTCGCGGGGCGGGCCATGGTCAGTCGGCCGCCTCCGCCTGGCGCTTGGCGATCAGGGCGGCCAGCCGGCTCTTCAATAGTTGGATGGCGGCCTGACCCTTGTATCCGGTCGTGTCCTGCGACCAGCCCTCGCGCTCGGCCATGGCCTTCAGCGCCTCGATCAGCTTGTAGCCCTGGCCCTGGTCGGCCCACTGGAAGGCCTCGACCTGCAGCTGCCGGCGGGCGAAGGCTTCAAGCGCCTTGTCCGACCGATCCCGCACCACGCCCAGCTGGTGCAGCGAGATCCACAGCGCCCGCGCCTTCCGCGCGACCGGGTGGTCGGCGGCGGCCCGGCGAGCCTTGCCAGCCGCCGGCCTGGTCACCGCCGAGCCGGCCACCACCGAAGGCTTCCAGCCCTTGGCCTTGAACTCCTCCAAGACCGCGTCGAGCTGGGCGTCGCTGCAGTCGGCCGAGCTGGTCTTGCCGGTCAGCCTGTGCAGCATCTTCCGGTATGCGCCATCGTCCAGCGCCAGCTCCTTGCGGGCGATATGGATTTTGGCCAGGCGGGGGTTGCGGGCGGTCATGACAGACCACCCGGAGCTGTGGCAGGCTCCCGCGCATGCTGAACTTCACTCGCCTTCGCCTTTGGATCATCATCCCGCTTCTGGCGCTTGCTGGCTTTGCCCTTGCCCTGGCTGCCGCCACCGGGTTCCTCTGGGACAGAAAGATCGAAGCGATTTCGTTCGGCAGCGCAGCACAGTGGGCTGCGGCCGCCGTCAACATAATCGTGGTGGCCGTGACTTTGCATTTGGCCGACAAGGGCCGTCGCGATGCCGTTGCAGCAACGGAGGGTGAAAAGGCCAAGGTGACGGCTGACCTCAACGCGCTTCTTGCAACCGCCGCTTTTCAGATTTTTCAGTTCCGTAGGGACGCAGGTCCTAAAGGTGAGAATCTGCCAGAGATCGCTGAGGGTTTTGCGGACTGGCTGACAACCGTGCGCGAGTTGCTTGAGATTGCGGCTCGGCGGGGCGACATCAGCCCGGGAGAAGCTCTGCATGTACTGGCAATGCGTATCCTCGTGTCGCGAGCGATACGCTATATTCGCGACGGCTTTGGGGGGCTCGATCCGGCCGAAAGTCTGGACATGTTGGTCGACAACGCACGAAAGTACTGTCGCCTGACCTACGCGATGCATGAGCCTGAAGAGTTTGAGGCGGAACTGGCGCGTGACGCTGAGACAAAAGCTAACTGATCGGTCGGTAGCTCGGCCGAAAGAAAGCGGTGTTGTCCGCATTGAAATCGCGACGTGAGCGACGGCGTGGCGACAGTCTCTCCTTGTGGTGCGCCTAAGTCGAAATTCGCTCATGCCCTCAGAGCCTCCTCGCTCTCGTCGTCGCCCAGTTCGTCGTCTTCACGGTCGGCCTCCTCGGCATCGAGGACGTCCAGCCAGTCGATTGCCTCCTGGGCCAGGTGCTCGAGCCATTGGCGCAGCCGCGCCCGCTCGGCGGCCGTCGAGCTGATCGATCCAGTCCTCATCGGGTCGCCGCCCCGGCCGAGCAGGCCATCAGGTGCGCCACCAGGGCGGCGATGTGGGCGTGGGCCGCCGGGCCGAGGCCGTGGTCGGTCCCGTAGACCGTCTTCAGCACCGCCGGCGTCGGATCAGCCCCACGAAAGGTCGCCCAGACGAAGGCCCGCGCCGTCGTCGGGAACACGACGTAGATCAGCTCGCCGTTCAGCTTGGTCAGCCGATCGGCCGCCTGGTGCAGGGCGATGGCGCGGGCCTTGAGGGCGGCCTCGGTGTCGGCGGCAAGCCTGGCCATCAGCTGGCCCTCCCGGGCAGCCAGTCGGCCGGGACGCAGCTGGGGCACCACCGCTCCAGAAAGATCGCCAGTTCGGGCGGGGCCATCGGGTTGGCGCGTAGGAAGAAACAGGCCACGGCCCCGCAGCCGTCGCAGGGCGGCTTGCGGGTGTCGGCCGGCGGCGCGATCGGCCGCTCCTTGACGCGCGCCCAGCCCATCAGCCGGCGGCTTCCTCGGCCGGGGCGCCGCCCATCACGAACCGGAAGCTCAGCGTGCCGAGGTCGGCCTCATAGTCGCCGCTGGCCAGGTGGCTCATGCGGACGACGCAGCGGGCCGGCAGGCCCTCCTTGGTGATGAACTGGCCGGTCCAGGTCGAACGCCGGCCATCGGCGCTCTGGGCGACGACGATCCGCGCGGGCGGGGTCATGCCCAGCCGGCGCGGCAGGTCGAAGACCTCCTCCATGACGGCGACCCAGGGCAGGGTCACCAGCTTGGCCGGACGGCGGCGCTGTTGGCGGCGGGGGCGGGTCATGCCGCGTATCCGCGCGCCTGGATGGCCAGGGCGTCGGCCGAGACGTCGAACAGGTCGGCGACCTCGTCCAGCGCCCAGCCAGCGTTGAGGAAGCGCCTGCAGTAGCGGAGCTTGCGCGGGGTCAGCTCTTTCAGCCGGACGGTGGTGGCCCGGCCATAGGCCGAGCCGGCACGCGCCGCCCGGGTCCGCCGCGCGATCGGCGGCGGCGGCAGCTGGTGGATGGCCGCCGTGGCGGCCTTCAGGGCCGGGCTGGCCTTGATCGGGATGTTGGGCAGCAGGGTGGCGTCGGCGGTCAGCCGGCCGGGCTTCAGATGGTCCTGCGAGACGGGCTTGGCGGCCGGCGTGCGACGGGCCCGCTCCGGCTTCTCATAGGGCGGGCAGACACCGGCCAGGGCGGCGGCCGCGGCGGCCGTCGCTGCGGCGAACGGGCCGACTGAATTGGTGCGGGCGGTGTAGAAGCTGGTGTCGACGATTTGCAGCAGGCCGCAGACCGCCTTGGCCGTCTGGCCCGTGTGGCCGATCAGGGCGGCCGCCGCGGGCGCGACCGATCGGCGATGCTGGTTGCTGCCCTCCGGGCTCAGCGCCCGGGCGGGATCGTCGCCATAGACCTTTGCCGAGGCGACGATCGCCACGGCGGCCAGGTTGGCGGTCAGGGGGATTGGCCCTTCGCTCATGGTTGGTTCCTTTCGACAGTCCAGGCGACCGGCCCCAGCTGGGCCGTGATCAGGCGGCCCCAGTCGCGGCGGACGCGGTCCAGGGCGGTGGTGGTGCGGGCGATGACGGTGATGCAGGGGCGGCCGTCGGGCGGGCCCTGGACGCGCAGCGGCGCGATCCAGATGGCGAAATCTGCGTCGCTCATCCGCAGCTGCAGGAAGGCCAGCGCCGGGTCACAGGCGGGACCGGGCGCGGCTGGGCCTTCGGGGCTCGCCGCGCTGGGCGGAGAGGCCGGAAAGTCCAGGTCCTGGCGCTTGTTCAGCCAGGTCGAGGCGTAGGGGATGAACTTGTCCTCGATGCCGCGCTGCCGGCAGGACGCGGCGAAGACGCCGGCAGCCCCGACCAGGGCCTCCGGGTCCACGCCGGCCTTCACCAGGCGGGCGAACACAGCCGAGGCGGCCGTGCGCGGGTTCCAGGGGCGCGTGGGGTACGCCGCCCAGAACGCCGCGAAGGCCGGATGCTCCTTGGGGATCGCCCGGGCCATCAGGCGGCCTCGATGTCGTCGAGCCGCGCGCGGACCTCGATCGCGTCCCACACCGGCTCCAGCGCCGCCCGCTCGTTGGCGGTCAGCCGGAAGGCGGCGCGATCGGTCCCGTGGAAGCGGACCATCACCTCATCGGCCAGGGCCTTCTCGAAGTCCGAGAGGTCCTGGTCGAAGTCGCGCCACATGCTGATCAGGCTGACCAGCTCATGGTCGGTCAGGGCGGACGTCGGCGTCATGCCGCCGCCCCTTCCGCCTCGGCCCCAAACGGCTCGATGATGAAGTCCTCGCCGGCCGAGCCGATCGAGACGCCGGGCAGGCTCGCGGCATCCTCCGGATGGTCGCGCATCGCCTCCTTGTTCAGCTCGTACTTGACCCGCACGAACAGCCGCCGAAGGTGCAGCAGCGCCGCATCGCCGGGCGTCAGCAGGTGCTGGACTACGTCCTCGGGCTTGCGCCCCTTGATCGACACCTTCGGCGGGCGATGGCGCCAGGAGATGACCCCGGTCAGCAGCCGGACGGTCTTGTGCTTGTCGCCCTTAGTCAAAGCTTCGCGGTTGGCCTCGCACCAGCGGGCGACGCGGTCCTCGGCTTCCGCGATCTCCTCCTTCAACGGCTTGGCGGCGGCCTCGGCCGTCTCCTTCAGCCGGGCGACGGCGTCGCCGTGGTCGGCCTCCCGGCGCTGCAGGTCGCGCTGTAGGTCGCCGATGCGGGCGATCAGGGCCTCGGTCTCCTCGCGCGACTGGGCGGCGGGCTTGGCGAGGGTCTTGGTCTTGCGGGTAGTCAACGGTGGTCTCCGTAGTTGAGCCCGACCAGCGCGCGCTGGTCGGGCGGAAGGGTGGAAAGGCGGGCCTGGTGGGCAGCCGAGCGCTGGCGCTGGCGTTGGCTGGCGGGGTCGAACGGCCGGCGCAGATCCGCGAGCCGGCCGCCGCCGTTGATCAGGGCCAGGAACAACAGCCAGCGGGAGAGGAAGCCGGGCCGGGTCACTCGCCGACCTCCGCCAGCGCTTGGCAGGTCGCCTCCAGCGCATCGACCATGGCCTGACCGAAGGCTGCGGCGATCGCTTCGTTGGGTGCGTCGCCGAACGCATCGTCGATCATTCGGGCGGCGCGGATCAGCGCGGGTGAGGCCTTGAAGAGCTGGGCGTTCCCCCTGGCGGTGTCGTTGCTCGCGCCGAACCCGATGCCGGGCCCGAACTTGGCGATCGTGTTCCGGTGCTGATCGACCACGTACCAGTCGCTGCCGCCGTAGACCGTCAGGGGTCCCTGGCTATGAACAAGGCGGCTCATGGCCGGCCTCCTTCGATGACGCCCAGGCCCTTGACGGTGCGGAGCCGGTTGGGTCCGGCGTCGTCCAGGCCGAGCATCAGCCTGGCGGCCGCCACGACATGCGGATCGTCCTGGAACTCAGCCCCGACGACGCGGTCGGGACCGCTCCAGTCGAGCACGCTGGGCGGGGGCGGGACCGGCCGGGTCAGGAAAGAGCCGCGGGTGACCCGCAGGCCCTCGGCCGCCATCCGGGCCAGGGTCTCCGGCAGGTCGCCAGTCGCCCGCAGCTGCTCGACGTCGAGAGCCGTCTCGAAGCCGTCGTCGATCTTGCCCAGCAGGCGGTCCAGGTCGGCCGGGGTGACGTCGCCGGTGCGGGCCAGCTGACGCAGGTGACGGGCCGCGCTGCGGCCCTCCCTGATGCAGGTGAGCCGGTCCATTACGCACCCTCCATGAAGCGCTGAGCGAGGCCGTCCTTCAGGTCCTGGACGGTCAGCTCGCGGCCCTCGGCCGTGGCGCCCATGACCGCCAGCCGGATGCCGTGGGTGATGCGGCGCAGGCCGCCCACCGACAGCTTGGCGGCGGTGGTGCGCAGGTAGTCGACCAGGGCCGGGTTGTTGATCGACCAGGCCGCCGCCAGGGTGTCGACGTCGTCGGCCTCCGGCAGCTTCTGACCGGCGTGAGAGACCACCAACCGGCTGTGCAGCTGAGGATGGCCCTTCAGGACGCCCGGCAGCCGCTCATCGCCGATCAGGACGACACCGCAGCCGGTGGCGTCATGGATCGCCCGCAGCTCTTCCAGGCCGGAGGCGGTGCCGAACTGCGCCTCATCGACCAGCAGGCCACCGTTGATGCCGCTCATCCGCTCGATGACGCGCTTCTTCAGGTGGCCGATCACGCCCTTCTGGCCAACCTCGCCCATCGACTCGAGCAGGCCGGTCAGGATGTCGTTCGGGGCGCCGCAGCCCTTCGACAGCGTGGTCATGAAGACGTTGCTGCGGGTCTTCTGGAATTCCTTGGCCGCCCAGGTTTTGCCGCAGCCCGGGGCAGTCGAGATCATCCCCATGCCGCCGAAGGCGATGGCCACGGAGCAGACGCTCATCATCCGGCCGGAGGTCGTGGTCGCATGGAAGCCGGGGATGGCCGGCACCCGGGCGGTGAGCTGGGCGCGCTCCTGGCGGCTGCGCAGGAAGCGCTCGACCAGGTCGGGGATGACCTGGTTCTTCCAATACTCGCCGTTGTCGTAGGTGCCGGGCACCCAGGCGGCGATGCTCTTCTCGTTGGCGCCGGTGTCCTGGGCCAGTCGCTTCCAGGTGCGCGGCGGCGTCGTCTCGTTGCGATAGGCCTCCATGTGGGCGCGGAGGGTGTCGATCTCCTCGCGGCTGAAGGTTCTGTTTGGCGTCTCGGTCATGCTAGTCTTCCTTCGTCACGGCTTGGCCCTTGCGGGCCGGGTTGGGCCGGCGGGGCGTTCGCAGCGCCCCGCCGGCCATTCAGTCCTCGACCAGGCGCAAGGCCGGTCGAGCCGCCCTTTGAGGGGCGAGGTCTTCGAGGTTCAGGCGATCGATCAGGGGGCGGCGGGCCGGCTCGGCGATCCTGGCCAGCGCAGCCCCGCCCTTGACGCGCGCCGGCCGGGTGGCGGCGGGCGACGGCGCCTCGGTTTCTGGGGTTTCGCCGGCGTAGGCGCGGGCCACAGCCGCGGCGTCGACCAGGTTCTGCTTTTCGATGGCGATCGCGGCCGCCTTCCGGGCGTCTGCGACCCGCTTGGCCTGCCGCTTGGCCGCCTCGGCCGAGAAGAAGCCGGCCGGATCGTCCACCGAGGCCGTGCCCAGGTAGATGCCGGTGTGGTGGTCGTAGAGGTGCAGCGGCTGGTGCAGGTTTTCCGGATCGAACCGGGCGGTCAGCGCCTTGCCGGCGTGGTCGGTCAGCCAGACGTCCCAGTAGCGGTTCCCGAAGACGGTGACCGCGCCCTGCGGCTTGTCGGCCCGCACCTTCTCCGCCGCCAGCAGCGCCCGGCGCAGATCCGCGTCGGTCGCTTTGGTGATGATCGAGGCGCGATAGCTCTCCTCGAAGGCGATGTCGAAGCTGCGGCCCTTGGCCGCCTCGGTGCGCCGATCGGCGCGGGCGTTGTGCTCGGCGAGCCCCTGTTCCAGGACCGCCATGAAGGCCTCCAGCGGGACAGCCTTGGCGCCGTAGTTCTCCGGCTTGTGGAGCGGGCTGCGGCCCGTGTAGGCGCCGGCGAAGGCCGGGTGGGTGCCGACGTTGCGCTCCAGGTCGCCGAAGGCGCGCTCGATCGGCTTGGACTGGCCGCGATAGGGCGTTGTCCAGTGGACCTGGATGCCCAGGCTGTTCATCAGGCCGAGCGGATCGCCGGGAAGTTCCTTGCCCCGGAACCGGTAGGGCGCTCCGCCGGTGATCCATTTGCTGGCGAAGGCGCGGCCGTTGTCGAACACGCAATGGCCGGGGATGCCCCAGTTCCGGAACAGGTCGGCGAAGGCCAGCTGCACCAGCCCCGCCGATTCCGAGCGTCCGATCCGCCAGGCCAGGACCTTCCGGCTGTAGACGTCCTGGATCATCACCATCATCGGCCGGCCGATGTCGGGTGAGCCGTCTTCCTTCGGCCCGAAATCCACCCGCACGTCCCACTCGTGGCCGTCGATGTTGACCGCTTCCAGGGCGTGGAGATCGAGAACCGACCGCTGTAGCGCCGGAACCATCCGCCGGAGGGCTTCGGGGCCGCCGCGCAGGCGGGCCAGCACCAGCGCGTCCGTCTCGCGCTCGATGCGACGCTGGAAGGTCTTGGCGCAGGGGACCTCGATCCCCGCCTTGGACGCGGCGTCGCGGGCCCGGCGCCAGCAGCTGTTGAGGGTCGGCTTTTCGGGCCGCAAGTAGTCGGACTTGAAGATCGTCCAGATGTCCGGATGGATCTCCGCCGTCTCCGTGCAGCCCTGCCGCATCGGCGCCAGCCTGGGCAGCCGCTCGGACGGGGCCACGCCCCGGACCAGCTTGCGCCATTCGTAGAGGGTCGAGACGCCGACTTTCCGGTCGGCCGCCACGATGGCGCAGGCCGAAGTGACCGTATGGCCTGCTGCCGCCAGCTGCTCGATGGCGTCCAGGGTGGTCAGCCGCTCGCGGGCCTCCGCCTGGACCTTTTCCGGCTGCCTCTCGAACCAGCCCCACAGCTGGTCGCGCGTCCGCTCTGTCGCCGGCTCCACCTCGGCCGGGGTGTCCAGGCCCCGCTTGATCAGCGCCGCGATCGCCGCCGGCGGCAGCAGGTTGCGATGGTACTCCAGCCCGCCGCCTCGGCCGGCGCGGGCCCGCGCCAGCGGCAGGCCCGCCGCGTCGACCTCGAAGGCCCAGCCGCGCTTCTGCGCGAACTCGTTGACCTTGCGCTTGACGGTGGGCAGGCCCGGAAGCTTGGCATTGGCCAGCTCCTGCGCGGTCCACCAGAGTTTCGGGACGCCCCCCTGGCCGATCATTTGCGGTGTTCCCCCTGCTCTCGGGGCTCGATCACCGCCTTCAGCCGCTTCAGCTCGGCCTCGATGCCGCGCTTGCGGGCCTCCAGGTCGCCGACCCGGGCCAGGAAGGCCTCTTCGCCGACCAGCAGGTCACAGCCGATGGTCCTCAGGAGCCCCTTGAGGACGTCGTAGCGACCGGTCGCGGCGACCAGCGCCAGCATCCGGTCAAAGGAGATCGCATGGGCCTCCCGCGCCTCGCTGGCGTAGGCGTCCAGCATCAGCTTGGTGACTTCGTCGTCGGTCAGGGCCGACACCGCGCCCGCCACCTCGAAGCGATTGCGCGGCTCGCCCTTCAGGATCGCCCCGACCGCCGAGGCGGTCTGCCGGCGCAGCATGGCCAGGGCGCCGTCGCTGCTCACCGTCTCAGGGACGCCGAGCGCCAGGCTCATCTGGCCCAGGTCGAAGGCGGGCTTGCGCTTACCCATGCTGGAGGCTCCAGCCCTTGGGCAGCTCCAGCCCCTGCAGGGCGGTCAGCGCCGCCTTCTTCTCGGCCAGCCCCATCCGGGAATACGCGCCGATGAAGGCTGACAGCCTCTTGGCCTCGGCCGAGGGCTTCACCGCCCCCTTCATGGTCGCAACCGCGTCGCCGACCGCCTTGGCGTGGCCGCTGGTCAGCAGCTCGGCGACGCGGCGCTGTTCGTCCTGTGGCAGTTTGGCGAGGGTTCGCAGCTGGGCGGCGTTCGTGGCGACCGGCAGCCCCTTCAGCGAGGCGGCGACATCCCGCGCTAGCCCCCGGTGCAGCTGGAGGTCTCGATAGACGGTGGCGCGGTCCAGCTTCAGCCGCTCGGCGGCTTCCTCTGCAAACCCGTATGCGAGTCGCACGCTGCGACTCGCATCTTCGGCATCCGCCTTGGCGGTCTTCTCCCACCTGGCCCGGGCTGCCACCGACTGCAGCGAGGCCTGTTCCTCGACCCCGGCCTTCAGCCGCAGCAGCTGGTATAGCTCGGCCACGTGGGCGGCCCGGTCGAGCGGTTCGAGACCCAGGCGCCAGAGGTTCTCCGACACCTCCCGCGACCGCCGCTCCAGGGCGTCCACGCCCTGGCGAATGAAGCCGCGGACGGTGGCGTGGCCCCGGCCCTTGCGGCCCATTGTCCGGTGAAGGCCTGGGCCCAGTTCGTACTCGTCAGTGCCGGGCACCGGGTAGACGTCGATGGGCGTCCGCTGCCCCTCGTCGTCCATGATCCCGCCGAGCGCCGCAGCCCACACCGGGTCCAGCTCACGCAGCCGGACGCCGACGCGGATCTTGCTGATCGGGATGTCGAAGGTCTGCTCGGCGAAGGCCGGCGCTTCAGTCTCGATGACGGCGAGAGCGGTCATGTCTACGCCGCCCCCGCCGATAGACGATGACAGTCGTCACGTTCGTGATTATTCTCATCACGAACGTGACGAACCCGGCCGCCGCTTTCGTCATAGCGATCCGGCCACAACTCATGGAGAGCCACGCCCAGGAACTTCGAGATGACCTTTTCGGCCTCCGGCTGGGGGCGGATCAGGGCCGCGCGACAGGCGCTCTCGCTCAGGCCATTCTTGGTGGCCAAGCGGCTGAGCGTCATGCCGCGCATGCGGATCATGGCCTTGATCTCTTCCGGATGCGGAGCCTTCGGCTCCTCATCTTCGCCGGTGCCGATCATATCGGTCGCCATTACGCTCGGTCGCCTTTCATCACGTTCGTGATGATATGGCCCGGTTCGTAATGAACCGTCAAGTCGCTCGTGGGCGTTTCATTATGAACGAGCCGCTAACCCTCCCAGACTTCGACTATGCCGGCTTCGGCCAGCGGCTTGCGGAGGCGATCTCTCCGGAGAAGCTGACGGCCTTCGCGCAGCGAGCGGGCGTGCCTCAGCCGACAGTGTCCAAGTACGTCCGGGGGCAGGGAACTGCGCCCCGCCTGGACCTGGCGGCCCGGCTCGCGGAAGCGGCCGACTGCACCCTCGAATGGCTGGTTTGGGGGAAGGGCGATGGACCGATCAGCGACGCCTCGGTGATTCGGCTACCCCGCTACGCCGGAACGCTGGCGGCGGGAGCGGGCAGTTGGAACGAGGGCCGGCAGCTGCTCGACTACATGCCGTTCACCAGCGACTTCCTGCGTCAGAAGCTGAACCGGACCTCGACCAAGGGCCTCGTCGTGCTGGAGGCCAAGGGCGACTCCATGTTTCCGACCATCCACGACGGTGAGCTGCTGGTGGTGGACGAGGACGACACCCGGATCGTCGACGGCATCCTCGCCTTCGTCCTCGACGGCGACGCCCGGGTGAAGCGGTTTCGCAAGCGCATGGATGGCATCACCCTGATCAGCGACAACCCGGCGTATGAGCCTGAGGAAGTCGCCGGCGCGACCGCCGAGAAGCTCCAGATCATCGGCCGCCCGCTACTCGGCCTGCAGGTGTTCTAGGGAGGCTACATGGGGGATCAGCAGGAAGGCATCCGCTGGAACCGGATCCTGACAGGGGCGGCGCTTCTCGCGGGCGCTGTCCTGATCGGCCTGGGGATCCAATGGGGAGCGACTTCGGCCGCGACCTGGCGCCCGGCTATGGACCTGCCGGACTTCGGCCCGCTGCTAGGCGGCCTTGCCCTCTACATGCTGCCGACCCTGATCGCCTATGGCCGGGGCAACCGGCAGGCCCTCGCCATCGGCGCGCTGAACCTGCTGCTCGGCTGGACCGTGCTGGGCTGGGTCGGCGCCCTGATCTGGGCGCTGATCGTCGAGCGGCGCAGCGAAGGAGAGTTACATCGGGATCACAGGAAGCCGGGATGA